TATCTGTGTTAAAGAATATTTTTATTCCTAGCAGTCTAGCATCACCTGCCATATCATCATTACTGTCTGAAACATCTCTGCTAATTGCAAAGAAACATAGGTCATCTGCTGCAGGTGTTCCTGCTATTGTGACTGCACCACTTTCAGCAGTGACACAAACCTCTTCTACTGCTCCTTGAGCATCATCTTGAATAACAACTGCTGTACCAAAAGCTACATCTATTGTTTCATTATTAGATACTGCTACTCCTGCTAATGTCCATGCAACACCTGTAGTTGCGGCAATACCTGCCCAATATACTTGATATGTGATTGTTCCTTCATCCCAAGACTTAGGAAAAGCTATACTAAACTGAGCAAACTCATCTGAATCTTTATCAAAATCTAAAACATTCATATCTGGTCTTCCAGATGTTGTTTCAACATTTTGTAAAGTAGAGCATCCATTTGTAGCTGTAGGTGTCATAGCTTGTGCAGGAAGTAATATTTATTACAGTACGAATGGTAACAGTTGGACACAAGTAAACAAAGATACTTATCAAAATATTACAGGAACAGTTAATGTTTCATCTGGTTCACCTACAGTTAATGCTCATGGTAGTTCTACATTATTTACAACTGACTTATCTGTTGGAGATGATATAAAAATTAACGGAGAAATATTTAACGTTTTAAGTATTACTAATGACCATGAATTAACAGTAGATGGTAACTTTGCAAGTTCTGCTAGTAATGTTGCAATACAGTTAAATGGTGCAACAGCCGCACAATTATCTAGTGGTTCAACAATATCACGAAGTAATCAATCAGATTGTAAGTTTGCTATTTATGAAGGTGAGTCACAGTATGGTGAATTATTTATTGTTGATGGTATTAACAAACCAGCATATTTAAAAATAACAGTTTCAAGTGGTGTCTATACTTATAGCTTTAAAGAAGTAGAAAGGTCTGCTCCAGATAAATCAAAGTTTGCTACAATATTTGGTGAACGATTAATTCTTGCAGGAGACTCGGATAACCCACAAGTTATATCATATAGTACACGATTAAAACCAGAAGATTTTACTGGAGCTTCTGCCGGTACAATTGATGTTGGCGATAAGATAGTAACAATAAAACCTTTTCGTAATAAGTTAATTGTATTTTGTGAAAATAGCATATTCCAAGTATCGGGCTTAGATAGTACAGCAGTCGTATCGGGAGTCACAAAAAATATTGGATGTGTTCATGGTAACACAGTTCAAGAGATAGGTGGTGACCTTGTATTTCTTGCACCAGATGGTTTAAGAACAATTGCAGGTACAGCTCGTATTGATGATATAGAATTAAGTTCTATTAGTAGAAAAATACTACCTTTATTTAGAGATAATATTTTTCCAAATTTATCTAATATTGAATTTGCCAGTATGGTCATAAGAGAAAAAAGTCAATATAGATTATTTTACTATAAAACTGGAACATCTAATGCAGCTCAAAAAGGTATTATAGGAACGTTTAAAATATCTTCAACTGGTGCGGCAGTATATGAGTGGAGTGAAACAAAAGGTATTCCAGCAAGACGAGTACACGCAGGAACAGATGTTAATGGTAATGAAGTATTATACCATGCCGAAGTAGATGGTAGAGTTTACAATCACGATACTGGTAACAATTTTGATAGTAGTAACATAACAGCAGTTTACAAAACACCAGATTTAGATTACGGTGATTCAGGAATACGAAAAACTTTATACTACATTAAAACAAGTATTAGGTCTGAAGGAAGTAATAGTAATTTAACAATACTTCCTCGATATGATTTTGAAAGTCCAAATGTTCCACAACCTTCAGAGATTAGTATTGGAGCATTATCATCAGTTTCACAATTTGGCGTAGCAGTTTTTGCAACAGGGATATTTGGAGGAACTCAGTTCCCTCAACAAAGAACAACATTAACAGGAAGTGGATTTACAAATAATTTTAGAATAAGAAGTTCGGGAACACAATCTTCATACACAGTATCTGGATTTTATGTAGACTTCATACCGGGAGGAAGAATATAAATTATGGCGACATATACTAGACAAAGTACCTTTGCAGATGGCGATACTATTTTTGCATCGTTATTAAATAATGAGTACGACCAATTAGCTTCAGCATTTAACGTATCAACAGGACATACCCATGATGGTTCAACAACTGGTGATGGTGGTCCTATTTCTACATTATATAGTAACTCATTAAGTTTTGGTACTAATGCCGAAGCAGATATTGCAATTACATTTAATGCTGCATCCAATGATGGTGTTTTTACTTGGATGGAAGATGAAGATTATTTCCAATACTCTGATGATATTCTATTAAGCACTTCCGAAAAACTTTTATTTAGAGACTCAGCAATTTATCTTAATTCATCTGTTGATGGACAACTTGATATTGTTGCCGATACAGAAGTTCAAATTGCAACAACAACACTTGATATTAATGCAGATGCAGATGTATCTGGAACGTTAACATATGGAAGTTTATCTGATGGTTCGATAACTGTTACTGCATTTGTCGATGAAGATAACATGGCTTCAGATAGTGCAACGTTAATACCAACACAACAATCTGTTAAAGCCTATGTTGATGCACAAGTAGCAACAGTTCCAACAGGTGATATTACTTCGGTAGTTGCTGGTGATGGTTTAACAGGTGGTGGTACTAGCGGTGATGTAACTTTAAACGTTGTTGGTGGTACTGGTATAACTGCTAATGCAAATGATATTGCTATTGATTCAACTGTAACAACTCTTACAGGTTCACAAACTTTAACAAACAAAACTCTTACAACTCCTATTATTTCAAGTATCTCTAACACAGGTACATTAACTCTTCCAACTTCTACAGATACTCTTGTTGGTAGAGATACAACTGATACTCTTACAAATAAAACTCTTACAACACCTGTTATTTCAAGTATTTCTAATACAGGTACATTAACATTACCTACATCAACCGATACATTAGTAGGTAGAGATACAACTGATACTCTTACAAATAAAACAATTACATCTGCTGTATTAAATAGTACAATATCTGGTACATCAATTAAAGATGAAGATGATATGACTTCTGATTCAGCAAGTCACCTTGCAACACAGCAAAGTATTAAAGCATATGTAGATACTCAAGTAGCAACAATTCCTACTGGAGATATTACAGATGTTATAGCAGGTGATGGTTTAACTGGAGGAGGAACAAGTGGTTCAGTTACAGTAAATGTTGTAGGTGGAACAGGTATAACTGCCAATGCAAATGACATTGCTATAGATAGTACAGTAACAACTTTAACAGGTTCTCAAACTTTAACAAATAAAACTTTAACAAGTCCCGTACTAAATGGTACACTAAGTGGTACAGCATTTTTAGATGAAGATAATTTTGCATCAGATTCGGCAACAGCAGTAGCTTCACAGCAGTCTATTAAAGCTTATGTGGCAACACAAGTAGCAACTGCTAATGAATTGTCAGAATTAACTGATACTAATATAACAACACCAGCAGACGGAGCTTTATTATTTTACGATACTACAACATCAAAATGGATTGATAATGTTGTATCCGGAGATATAACTATTGCCGATACTGGTGTAGCTGCTATTGGAACAGGTGTTATTGTCGATGCAGATATTAATTCTAGTGCCGCAATTGATGCTTCAAAAATCCATGATGGAACAATTTCTAATACCGAATTTGGATATTTAAATGGTGTAACTTCTGCTATTCAAACACAACTTGACGCAAAACAAGCAAGTGATGCAGAGTTAACAGCAATTGCAGGATTAACTTCGGCAGCAGATAAAGGTATACAATTTACTGGTTCTGGTACTGCGGCAACATATGATTTAACAGCAGCAGGTAAAGCATTATTAGATGATGCGGATGCTTCTGCTCAACGAACAACTTTAGGTCTTGGTACATCTGCTACATTAGATGTAGGGACAAGTGCTAATAATGTTGTTCAATTAAATGGTTCATCACAGCTACCGGCTGTCGATGGTAGTCAACTAACTAATTTACCGGGAGCAAGTGCAGGTTTCGCAGTAGCTATGGCTATTGCATTATAAGCTTGACAAATCGGGGAAAAACGTTATAATATATAATTAACTAAGGGAGTAAAAACAATATGGCTCAAGATTTTGAAAACGAATTTGCAAGTTCTATTTCAAACAGCTCTGGTTCGCCTACTACTATTGTAACAGCTAATAGTGATGATGCATTAATATCTATTCGATGTGTTAATAAACATACATCTGCTGTTAATGTATCAGTTACAATTACAGATAGTGGAGCAACAGATTACTTTGTAATCAAAGATGCACCCGTGCCAGTAGGCGGTTCGCTAGAACTGATTGACTCGGGCAGTAAAATAGTAATGCAAAATGGAGATGTATTAAAAGCATATGCCGATACAGCATCAGCCGTTGATGTATTAGTATCAAGAGTAGATGCAATTAGTACTTAATAGGAGATAAAGTAAATGGGATATATTGGCTCAGTGCCAGCAACTAACTTTGAAACAGTTAGAAAACAGGTATCTACAACAAATAGTGGAACAACTATTACGTTAGATTATGCTGTTTCTAGTGTTCAAGATATATTGGTAACAGTTAATGCTGTTGTTCAAAGTTATGATAACTATAGTGTAAGTGGCACAACGCTTACTCTTGGTGGTACTCTTAATAATGATAGAGTAGAGATTCTATATGTAGGCAGAACATTCCAAACTGTTAGTCCTGCGGTAGGAACAGTAACCAACGATATGCTCGTTAACAGTTCCATAACA